AAAGATTTCGAAGCTGGCAGTTATTCCTATAGTTGGGATAACCGCCGCTGGAATCGTTTGTTAAAAGAAGGTTGGATAGTTGTTTGGAGAAAAAGAAATAGAACAACTCAAAAGTATCACATATACAAAACATCGTTTAAGTGTAAGCATTTAATCAAGCATATGTATAGGATAATACTAGGTCAAGATGACTTGCCAACCAGCAATCACAGAAATAGTATTATGAAGGGTAAGACGTACACTGATAAAGTTCTTATAACTTCTATTAAAAACGTCAATAAAGATAAAAACAGATAAAATGAAAGGTAAGAATTACGATTACAAGGAGGCTTACAATAAAGGCTTAACAGCTAAAGCTAGATTTCATTATCTTGAAAACGCTATAAACGATCAAGATAGTCCTAACAACATGTGTTCACCAACTCATTACGGTGACTCACCAGTTAAACAAGTTGGTTCACTAGCTTCAATAGCTTCGGGTTTTGCTAACCAACAGCAGCAGCAACCAATAGGTACCACAGGAGGTGCTTTGTCAAACGCAATGGCTAGCGTAATGAACACTGGTCAAACTCCAAGCGCTACTAGTACAACTAGTGGAGCTTTAGCTGGCGCAACACCTAATGCTGGTATGTTGAGCGGGGTTAATACTCAAGGTGGTGGAGATGTGGAAAGTAGAATAACATCGCTAGAACAAAACGCTCCTTCAAACACTTTAGGTAATGCTAAGCCAGTTTTTAACAGTCAAGCACAACAAGCCGCTCAAGGTATCTATGGTGGGGTTGATCAAAGACAAAACTCAGTAGGCGCAAGCGCTTTGTTTCAAAGGTCATATTCAAAAACACCTAACAACAACGAGCCAGATACCTACCCTGATAGATTAAATACTGGAGGAAAGACTCAAGATGAAGTAATTACTGAAGCAGATAAAGACACTTCAGTTAAAGGGTATAATAGAAGTGGTTTTGTAAGAGATTCTATTAATCAAGCAAATACTAGAATAGATAAAGCTATATATAATCTAAAGAATCCAAAAAAAGCCATGAGTGTAACATATGGTAAAATTAAAAAAATATAAAATCATGAAAAACATTAAAAACTTAAAAGCAGATCTATCAGGTCAGGTTGGTGAAAATGCTTTATGGGACGGACCATTAAGCAAAGAAGGTTTCCCGATGGGTAAAGGATCAAGTTCTGGTATTACTGGAATGGAAGTGTCTAAATATCCGTGCGACTATAAAGCAGGACCAATTACTAACATAGCAAAAACATATAAATAATGAGTTCACCATTTCAACAAAAAATGATGGGTAAAAACCCTATCAAACAGTTGCGTACAGCACAAAGAATAACAGCTGCCGCAAAAGCTGCAGATGAAGATTTTTACAGAGATATAGATCCGTATGAAGCGGAAGGTAACCGTATGGAAGCTAGTGAAACTTTACCAATTGACGACGTAAAAAGTTACGAATATGACTACGATCAGAATCCAGAAACTACAGCGAAAAAAAAACTCAAGTAAGTAATGGATCAGTAGCTCAAATGGCTTCACCGCTTAACGCTTATGTTTCAACAGCTGGTCATTTTCAAAGAATGCAAGATAAAATAGCCTCAGCTTTTACGCCTAAGAAAAAAGCTGGTCCAACCTCAGAAGATAAGAAAAACCAAGCAGAAGAAGCTTACTGGAAGTCTAAAACTACCACAAGCGAAGAAATAGACAAAGGCGGATTAGAAGAAGGTTTTGGAGGAGCGCAAACTCAAGCAGGTTATGATTATTTCAATGATCCCAACATACCAAAAGGAAATTAATAAAAAACACGTAATAAAACAGATAGGACTGTATAAACCTAAGCCAAACATAACATTAACTTAAACAAAACAAAACAAAATGGCAAAATTTTTAAAAGTACCTTTAACAGGTGTAGCAAACACACCTTACCAATTAGTAGGGATTGATTCAGTAGTAACTATTATAGCAGGCGATCCAGCTGGTGCTGACCCCACGACTAAAGTAACTATTGAAACTGGAAAACCAGTAGGAGCTGCTACAATTACTTTCACGGCTGACGCCGCAGCAGTAACAGCAGGAGATTTACTAAAAGCATTTAACGATGCATTAGTTGCTAATCCTGGTGGAATTGTTTCAACAATAACTGGACCAGTAACAGTGGCTCAAGTGTTAGACTCAACTGATGGAAGACAGTTAATTACTACTGCACAGGTAAACGCATTGTTTACAGACGTTGCTATAGCGTAATTAAAACCAATTAATCTTGCGGGCTTAAAAACTCGCAAGGTTTTTTTTAACTTACAATTTATGGCTTTTAAAATATCACCTTTGTTTCAGTTAAAAGAACAAAAAGAATACGATAAGCAGTATAATGATTATAATAAATTTATGAAGACTCTCGAAGGTCAGCATAGAACTAAGAAGATAAGCGAAAAAGAATACGAATTTAAAGTAGATTCAGCACATCAAAAAGTTGCTAAAAAATTCAAAGCTTTGAAACTAGCAAAAAAAACAAAACAATAAATGGCTTTTAAACTAAATAACCCTCCTTTCCACATGGACAACACTCCAATATATCGAGTAGATATGGAAGATGGTGTTATGGGAAAAGCTAACAACAATGGATCTATAACTCTTAATAAAGATTTAGACCCAAGCGAAATAGACGGAGTTATTGCTCACGAGAAGATTCACCTAGAACAAATGGAGCGAGGTGATTTAGATTACGATGATGACAATGTGTACTGGAAAGGTAAAAAATATTCACGAGCTGATATGAAGGAAGGTGCTAAAAACCTACCTTGGGAAGCTGAAGCTTATAAACGATCCTAAATGAAGACATCTAAGACAGGTTATTTAAAAAACAGTCCTGACGTTAACGAGTCTCAAAATACTATATTAGGAGGCGATATAACAATGAAAGGAGTCGAGTTTAAAGTATTAGGTACTGACAACCGAGGATATACAAAAATAATGTACCCAGGATATGACTATAAATTTCCTGGCGCTAAACACGTAACAGAAACACCAATTAAAAATAAAAAATAAATGAAACCATTTACAAACAAACACTCAATCACAGCTGGATCACCACTACACGTAGGAGGATCTGGAAAAAGCCCTCTTTATCAAGATAAAAAAGCTGGTGAAGAAACTGAGTTTAGAAAAGCTTATAGAGAGCAAGAGGATATGGTAGAAAACCCTCACTATGGTAAAAAAATATATGCAAATCCTAAAACTGGAGTTAGAGTAAAGTTAGACAAAGAAGCTTCATCCTCGAAACTCATACCTAAAAAAGTTCTAGCAAATTTAGCTAAAACAACTGCAAAAGGACAAACAGGATCAACATACAATAGATTCGAAAGATAAACGTTACTAATTATATGTAATTATAATATTATAACAATTAAATTTAATATTATGAAAAAATTACTTATTACATTAACTTTATTTTTTACAGTACTAACTTCTAAAGCTCAAGAAGCATTTGAAGGTGTTTGGGTTATGGAAGGTTCAACATATAAAACAGTAATTTTAGCTAGTGACTATGCTGTAGTTAGAATTATTAATTATAGTTTTAAATCAAACGGTACGTTAAACGAAGTTATATTAACTCAAACAGACACTACAATGACGACTTCAATATATAATCCTAGAAATGGCTATACTGTTGGAATGTCTTACACTGTTATAGATGAAGATACTTTACAATGTGTTTTTACAGGAGATGAAAACAGTACTGTAATTATGAAAAAAGAATAAATGAAAAAAATAATTCAATGGCTATCAGGTGGCGTTATCAAAGAGATTGGTAACGTCATCGACAAGCTTACTACAACCGAAGAAGAAAGGTTAGAAGTAAAGAAACAAATACAGCAGATATTAGAAGACGCAGATACTAAGGCTCAAGTAGAAGTTAGTAGGCGTTGGGAAGCAGATATGAAATCTGATAGTTTTTTAAGTAAAAACATTAGACCTTTTATATTAATATATCTAACTGTAATCTTTACGTCTCTAGCTTTTTTTGATGGCAACATTGGTGAGTTTGCGTTAGCTAAAGAATATATACCAATTTTTCAAACATTGCTAGTAACCGTTTACGGAGCTTATTTTGTAGGTAGAACTTGGGAGAAAGCAAAATCAATAACAAACAATAAATAAAAAAAATGGGAACATTCGGAATAACATATGGTCTTGTAGGCAAAGCACTAGCTATCGGCGGTGGAACGGCAACCATAACACCAACCTCTGCTTGGGAGTTTGAAAACCAATCTGGAACTTTAGGTACTAACTTAACAGGTTCTTCAATATATTCTGGTACAGGCGGGAATATCGTAGGCATATTATCTGGCGCAACAGTCGCTGTAACATTTAATGCTGTTCCTGCTGGAACGATTTTACCAGTAGCGTTTGATTATATTCTTTCTGGCCCAGCAGATATGGTTGCGTTAAAATAGTTAAAAATCAAGTAACTATATTATTATAAACAATTAAATCAAATAAAATGAGTAAAATTACAGACGAACAATTAAAAAGTATTACCGAAGGTCAAAAAGAATTAATGACAATAGTTAATCAAATAGGTATTTTAGAGTCTCAAAAACATAGTCTATTACATCAAGTAGCAGACGCTAATAAAGTTGTAGAAGATTTAAAAGTTGAACTCGAAAAAGAGTATGGAGCTATTGATATCGACCTAACGACTGGAGAATATACTGAAGTAGAAAAAGACTCTAAACTTACAAAAGCTTAGGATGTCTTCTATTGTAAGAAAAATAAGTATTGGTTCTGATTACAAGAATGATGCAATGCATTACTCTGTAGGTCAACAAGTTTATGGAGGTCATGAAATCTCACATATACTTTTTGATGAATTAGATAACTCTTACAATATTCACATTAAGAAAAACAACGAGGTAATGCCATGGAAGAAGTTTAATTCTCACATGGCAATATCTGTTGAATATGACTTAGAGTATTGAAAGGGTTATACGACTTTATAGTAGAGCCATTAGGTGAAAAATACAGTAATACAATTAAAATAGGTGGCAAAGAGTTAGTTTTAAATTCAAAAATTGAAGACTTTAAATTTGTAAATAGATTAGCTAAAGTTATACAAACACCTAAAGCTGTAAATACTGGTATTGATGTTGGTGATATAATTGTTATACACCAAAACGTGTTTAGAGTATTCTATGACATGAAAGGAGAAAAAAAGAAAAGTAGATCTTGGTTCAAAGATGATCTATATTTCTGTGCAGTAGATCAAATCTACTTATATAATAAAGGTGGTGATTGGAAAGCTTTTGGAAACAGATGTTTTATTTCACCTATAAAAAATACAGAATCCCTAACGCTGGATAAAGAGAAGAGCCTTGTTGGTATATTAAAATATGACAATAGCTCCTTAAATGCACTGGGGATTAACTCAGGAGATCTAGTTGGCTACACGCCAAACGGAGAATGGGAATTTTTAGTTGACGGAAAGCGATTATACTGTATGAAATCTAATGATATCGTAATTAAATATGAACACCAAGGAAACGAAGTTGAATATAATCCAAGCTGGGCAAGTAGCAGTTCAGGAGTTGATAAAAGTAGCTAAAGAAGCTATTGTTGATTCAGGAGATGATATCACGGCGGATAGATTAAAAAACGCTGCAGCTACAAAGAAACTAGCTATATTCGATGCTTTTGAAATATTGAGTAGAATAGAAGCTGAAGAAAACTTGTTAAACGAAAAACCTGTAGAAGTAAAAGAGGAAAAGTCTTTTAGAGGATTTGCAGAAGGGAGATCTAAATAATGTACGAGCAAACTTTATATAAAGTATTAAAAGACCACGTAAAGCCTAAAGTTCTTAAAAGAATGAATAGGTATAAGAAGTGGGAATATGGGTACAACAAAGAACACGACTTAATAGTTATAAGTAAAACCGGCGAGATAGGTGAGATATATGAGATACAAGATCTTGTAATAGCTTTACCAAAAGAAAATGACGTTGTTAACTTTGAAGATAACAAATGGTCTCATTCAGAATACCCAAAAGAATTAAATAAAATTAAATCTGTATTTGACTGGGAAGAATACCCGTTAGATTTTAAAGAAAAGTGGTATGATTACATTGATAAAGAATTCACGCGTCGCGAAGAGGGTTTTTGGTTTATTAACAAAGACAAGCCTACTTATATTACTGGCACTAACTACATGTACTTGCAGTGGAGTAAGATTGACGTCGGGCAACCAGACTTTAGGGAATCAAACAGATTATTCTACATATTCTGGGAAGCTTGTAAAGCCGACACGCGTAGCTATGGGATGTGCTACCTTAAGAACAGAAGATCCGGTTTTTCGTTCATGGCAAGCGGGGAGACAGTTAACCAAGCAACAATATCTACAGATGCTCGCTTTGGTATACTCTCGAAATCTGGACCCGATGCAAAGAAAATGTTTACTGACAAAGTTGTCCCAATATCAGTCAACTATCCATTCTTCTTTAAACCAATACAAGACGGTATGGATCGCCCGAAGACAGAGCTCGCGTACAGAGTACCAGCGTCGAAATTTACAAGACGTAAGCTTGACTCCAACGAAAAGCTTCAAGAAATCACCGGTCTCGACACCACAATCGACTGGAAAAACACAGGTGATAACTCGTATGACGGTGAGAAATTAAAACTACTAGTACACGATGAAAGTGGAAAGTGGGAAAGACCTACAAATATATTAAACAACTGGAGGGTAACTCGAACTTGTTTAAGGTTAGGTTCAAGAATTATAGGCAAGTGTATGATGGGTTCAACCTCAAACGCTTTAGATAAAGGAGGAGACAACTTTAAAAAACTTTACAATGATTCAGATGTTACGCAAAGAAATGCCAATGGACAGACTCGCTCAGGACTCTATAGTTTGTTCATACCTATGGAATGGAACTACGAGGGTTACATTGACACTTATGGCTTTCCTGTATTCGACACTCCAAAAGAAGAGTTAAAAGGACCTTTAGGCGATACTATAGTTCAAGGTGTTGTGGAGTACTGGGAGAATGAAGTCGAAGGATTAAAGCAAGATCAAGATGGTTTAAATGAATTCTACAGACAATTCCCGCGTACAACAAAGCACGCTTTTAGAGATGAGTCTAAAGAATCTTTATTTAATTTAACAAAAATATACGAGCAAATAGATTTTAATGAAGATCTTAAAAACTCAATATCAGTTACACAAGGAAGTTTTCAATGGGAAAACGGAGTTAAAGACTCTAAGGTTACATTTATGCCTAATAAAAACGGAAGGTTCAGAATTTCTTGGGTTCCACCTGCAAACTTGCAAAATCGTGTAATAATAAAGAGTGGGTATAAATATCCGGGAAACGAACACTGCGGAGCCTTTGGTTGTGACAGTTATGATATATCAGGTACAGTTGACAAAAGAGGATCTAATGGATCTTTGCATGGTTTAACTAAGTTTTCAATGGAGGACGTGCCTCCAAATCATTTCTTTTTAGAATACATTGCTAGACCACAAACCGCTGAAATATTTTTTGAAGACGTATTAATGGCTTGCGTGTTTTACGGTATGCCGATACTAGCAGAGAATAATAAACCTAGATTATTATACCATTTTAAAAGAAGAGGTTATAGAAATTTTTCTATAAACAGGCCAGATAAAAAATATAATAAATTATCAGTAACAGAAAGAGAACTTGGTGGAATACCAAATTCAAGTGAAGATATAAAGCAAGCTCACGCGGCAGCTATTGAAACATATATAGAATCATACGTTGGTTTAAAAGAAACTGGATATGGTGATATGTTTTTTCAAAGAACATTAGAAGACTGGGCTAAATTTAATATAAACAACAGAACAAAGCACGATGCTTCTATTAGTTCTGGCCTAGCTTTAATGGCTTGCAATAAACACAGATATGCTCCGTCTAATCCGGTTATAAGAGAGTCTGTAAATTTAGGTATTAAAAAATATGACAACAAAGGGGTCAATTCAAAAATTATAAGTTAAATGGGTATATACACTAACACTAATAGCGCTTTTCCAAGCCAAGTAGTAAGCGATGCTGAAAAAGCTAGCTGGGAATACGGAACTCAAGTTGCTCAAGCTATCGAGTATGAGTGGTTTGACCAAGGCAGAACTGGAGGTAATAGATACTTAACAAACTGGAATAACTTTCATTCGTTAAGACTATACGCTAGAGGTGAACAACCTGTGCAGAAATATAAAGATGAGTTGTCAATTAATGGTGATTTGTCTTATCTTAATTTAGACTGGAAGCCTGTACCTATTTTATCTAAGTTCGTAGATATTGTAGTTAATGGTATATCGCAAAAGTCTTATGACATTAAAGCTTATTCTCAAGATCCTAGTTCAGTTAAAAGAAGAACTGAATACGCTAGCAGGCTTCAAGAAGACATGGTTGCTAAAGAATATCTAGACGGTTTAAAACAAACGTTAGGTATTGATTTGTACCAATCGCCAAGTGGAGTTGTAGTTCCAGGATCTAAGGAAGAGTTGGAATTACACATGCAACTTAGTTATAAGCAATCAATTGAAATAGCAGAAGAAGAAGCTATATCAACTGTGTTTGCTCAAAACAAATACGATCTTGTTAGACGAAGATTGAATATGGATCTTACGACTATAGGTATCTCAGCTGGTAAAACTAACTTTAACACAGCTGAAGGAATTACTGTTGATTACGTAGATCCAGCTTATATGGTTTACTCGTATACAGAAGATCCAAACTTTGAAGATATATACTATGTAGGCGAGGTAAAGTCTATAACAATACCAGAGCTTAAAAAAGAGTTTCCTGGTATATCAGAAGAAGAATTAAAAAAAATACAACAAACACCTGGTAACAGGCAATATGTAACTGGTTGGGGTAATTACGATGAGAACACAGTACAGGTAATGTACTTTGA